ATACAGATGACCTACTTTATGTCATATGTCCCTTTAGCCCATGTTGAGAGTGGGCAATAATAAATCCTTTCTTCCCTTTCTTGTAAGCGTGAGGATGCTTAGCACATGTTGTGCGGAGCCTCAGCACCAATGGTGCGCATGGTGAACATGCATGATGCGGGGACTTAGCACTAATCGTAAGGAGGTTTTTTAACCCTTCAAAAAGTTCTGTTGCGTTCGTATAGGGCAGGTTGTCAGCGTGTTACGCTATAATGTAAAGGAGGGAAGTAGGGGCTACCTTCCCACTGTCCTCATCTCTTACCTTAGAAAGAAAAGTGTTTATTCGAATTTTATAGATTT